CCATCACTGCCAATGGTGAATTGGACAATTGGAATGGGATTAAGTGGGATCTTTAAACAACACAGGATCGAGGGGCTCCGCCCCTCGATCCTTCCTTCTTTTATATATACAGGGGAACAAGGCCGCAGGCCGCAGGCCGTTGTATATATAAAAAGAGGAACAAGGCCGCAGGCCGCAGGAAAAATATTGTTTGCATACCTTGTAGAATAGTATAGAATAAAATCATAAACCAAATAGTAAGGGGAAATACTATGTTCGATTCATTACCAGACTACAGAGAACAATTGAAGCAGGACAAAAAGAACTTGTCCAATGTTTCTAAAATGCCGGGTTTTTCAATATCCCGGTCAGCGTATCTTTGCCATGTAGGTCAGAAGCTGCGCAAGGTAAAAGGCAGCACTTGCGAAAAGTGCTATGCATGTAAAGGCATGTATAACATGCCGAACGTGGTCGCGGCTATGGAACGCCGCGAGATATTTTTTAACGCAATCGATTTTGTGCCGCGCATGATTGCGGTACTCAATACACTACGCAAGCCAGAATTTAGATGGTTTGATAGCGGCGACGTTGACAGCGTTCGCATGGGTCTAAACATTCTGGACATTTGCGAGGCAACACCACATCTCAAGCACTGGATACCTAGCCGCGAATATAAAATCTGGGGCGACGTTTTGAAGCTTCGCAAGCTTCCCGACAACGTCACGTTGCGCATGTCAGCGCATATGATAGACGGCACACCATCTAAGGGCTGGAAGAACACAAGCACAGTATCAAGTCACGGCAGCAAGACAGTCGGGCACGTTTGCCCCGCGCCATTGAATGATGGCAAATGTGGCGACTGCCGCGCTTGTTGGGATTCCAAGGTTGACAATGTCACATATTACCAGCACTAGGGTTTCCCCTGATCCCCTGCCAGCAAAGTTGGCAGGGGATTTCTTTTTTTATATATCCATAGGAGCTAGGCCGCAGGCCGCAGGTCATCGACTCATGGCATCAGACCATAGGGCGCAGGCCGCAGGCCGCAGGCTCTCGATCAACCCGCGCATATCACCGATATACAAGGCCGCAGGCCGCAGGTCATCGATCCTCGAACCTAGCAACTCAATCGCTTTGTCCGCGCCAAATAAAAATAGGTCGCTGGTCGAGGGGTCGTGCAGCAAGAAAAAACTTACGCCTTTACATCTAAAATGTGAGGAATGCCACGCAATCTGTGATTTTGACAGGCTAACCCTGCCATTTTTAACTATTTTTAATTCCAGCCACACTGGCACACCATTCATGCATAGGTATACGTCCGGCATTCCTTCACCAGTGCGGTTTTCAATCCTCTCGAAGTGCGTTTTCTTTGGTAGGTTCTGTTTCAATAACGTCCACAGTGATCGTTCTGTCTTTGGCATCTTCAACCCTCTTCATATCGTCACCAAAAGCGTGTGGGTAATTCTTCCTGATCGCGCTCAGTCGAGCGACAATATCTTCACGAGACAAGTTGTCGAGTTGATGAACGTGATTTTGTTCGCGCCTGTCGATAGTCAAACCGCCCAAACTGGAACGAATTTTTTCGGCATTGATAGCAGCAGAAAATTGACCAGCTTCTTCCGCCGCATGGGACAACTCATCAAAGCGTTTAAGTTGGTTGACCAAGGTCACGCCATATTTTCGCTCTCTAGCTTCCCGAAGTTCTTTGATAAGTTCTGGAACTTCTGGAAAAGATTTACCGTCAAGAAGTTTAGCAGCATGATTTCTCGCACTGTCGGCAGCATATCCTGCCTTCCTAGCGCATTCAGCATTGCTGTATCTGCCATCGACATAAAGCTTGGCAAACTCTCTCTGGCGGTTGGTAAGACCAGCAGGTCTTCCGCCTTTCTTAATAGTGTTTTCTGTGGGTTCAATGTTTTTCAAAGTAAAAAACCTTTCTTGTCCGACTTGAAGAGGGTTAAAAGTGTAACACCGTGTCACAAGTGTAACAGCTATGATCTAAGCTGGATAAGTGTTTGTTACGCTTGTTACGCTTGTTACGCCATTTTCAGAATTTTTATTTTATTTTTCTTCAACCCAAAAAAATCATTATCTGACTGCATTTTACTGTTTGCACTATTGAATATAGTATGCTAAGGCTTATATAAGATTATATATTCAACCAGTATATCATATATATCAAAGGTTCGAGGATCAAGGGGCAAGGACATGGAAGCAAAAATCAATCAGGTAGATTATCAGGTTCAACAGCATCAGGACGTATTTCTTTTGATGCCTCAAAATTACGAGGCCGTGTGTGGTTTAGAAAACTACAAAGAGTCTAACTTCAACAAGAACGGTGGACTAATCGTGGTGCGTGAGTCTTTGAAGGATTGGGTCGAGCATTTTGAAAACGATGGCTGGCTGGTGTCTTATGAAAAGTAAGCCGCCATATATTTACAAAGTAGGTTTGAGGAAGCCGATACTGGGTGCGAGGATTTTGCATATTACTATTAACAATCGGGCATGGCAGAAAGAAGCGTTAGCCAAGCCCATCACAAGAGGGAGTAAGAAAGATGACTAACGATAAACCAAATCTGACTAACAGCCATTTTGCTGAAGTATTGGCAGAGCCATTTGCGGATTTGCTGAAGCCGAAGAAGTTCTATCCGACTATCACGGTCGAGTATTCACCGAACAAGGAAGAGTGGGAAGAGATTGCTGAAACAATCTGGATTACCGCGCTCGAAGGTGGGTCGGGTCACTGGATCGATAACATCCACACTGAGGACGAGTTTGATCTGAAGAACGGTTACTCAGTGGTCGAGTATAATTTTGATATCGCTATTCATCATGGCAGTGATGGTTGGGGCGATGACGATGTGGATATTGAAAGGGTCAAGGCTTTTGATGTGATTGTTGACGGCATCAATTTGCTCGATCCAGAACGGCAAAGGCTGGCGTTGACTGTCAGTGAGTTGGGTCAGTTGGATGCCAACGATTGTGATTTTATCATCCAGTTGGGTGTATTTGGTAAGGAGGTGTATTGCTAATGGAAAAGTTTATTGAGTTGGAATTAACGCTGATGAATGGCGATGAGTATTACATTTGTGATCGGGCATTTGTTGTGATGCGTGAACACCGAAACAGGCCGGATGAACATCATCTTTTGTATGATGCTTGTTCGGTGAATGGTTATGCAGTGATGGAAACTTATTCCGAAGTGATCGCGATGATCCGCAAAGCAAAGGGGGTGAAGTAATGGAACAGGTTGATTACAGGTTTGAGGATCACGGTTCGATTTGGTTGTGTCATCCGATGACTGCCGATGCAAAAGATAATTTGCGTCAGGCGTGTGATGCTGATGATGCACCGTTCAATATTAGTTGGTGTGATGCCTTGGTCGTAGAGCCAAGGTTCGTGAATGATGTTGCCAAGCAGTTAACAGATAAAGGGTGGGTAGTAGAATGAGCAAGGATTTTTTGGCTGATTACATGGAACATGTTAGCCGCATGAAAAGGTATGGAATGTACCGCGATGAAGAAATTCAAATGAATTTCAAAAAGAGCGGTCTTACTCATGGGATTAGCGGAGAGTTATTTGATGGTTGCGAATTAGACTTTGATCCTGAGTTTGGAACAGTCACCGTAACTGCAAGAGGTTATCAAGTAATTATTGAACTTGGAAACACAGACAAATGGACAACCACGAGCGATTGTGGCGGTTTCGATGAGGCTTTGAGAGTTATCGTTAAGGATGAACAAGAGTGGGACGAAGACTTAGCCTTCAAGGATTTTAAAGTTCCAGTGATTGAGAGAGAGGGGACATAAAATGAACTATTTAAGACACATGACCAACGAACAGCTAAAAGCTTGTCTGTTGGATGACATGGAAAGTTTACGCGATGGCGGATGGGTTCCTGATGACGATAGCATTGACGCTACGGTTTCAGTGATCGAAGAAGTGTTTTATCGCATTGACATTTATTCAAAAAATAGGAAGCCGCATGACCCTCATGCGTTGTCCAACAAGTTAATCACAAATGCTTTGAAGCGAGGAGATATATAATGCCGTTTTTGTATAAAGACACAGACAATTGGTCTGGGATTAAGTGGTGTGTTAGGACAGTGTACTGGCACGACAGTTATGGTCTCAATGATATGCTGACATATGGTGGTGACTATAACCCATATGAAAGCCCCGACAATCCATTGGTCGAGTTCTACGACATGGACTCACTGGTCGCTAACACAGAGACAGGCGATGAGGAACATGACGCAAGGATCAAGGAGCGAGGTCAGTTTGTCAGTCGGTACTATTTGAACACATTGAACGGCACTGATCGGGGAACCCATGCATCCGCGCCACAGTTTGAAGACAACTGGGCTAATGGTTTAAATCTGGATGGTGGCATTGAACGCTGGTCGATATCTGGTGAGTTTTACACCAAGGCTATGAAGGCGGTGAATGCTGATTTTAAAGAGTGGATGGAAGACCAGAACTGGGAGGAGGAATGAACGTAATAGGCGGAATGGTGTTGGCGTGCATGGGCACGCTGACACCAGTGGAGATACATTTAGAAATTTGGTCAACGCATAAATATCTATCCGCCTGCCATGTGGCACTGACAGAGCGTGGTTTTGATTATCCAGATCAGCAGTGCTTTTGTGTTGACGTAAGAAATCTTGTGCAAGGAGACAAGTGATGAAGAAAATTATTTTGAATGCATTGAAAGAACATGCGCGGGGGAACATTGCCCTGCATAGGGCTAACATCGAAGTCTATCTAAACAACCCTGCTGGGATTGGTGAGCACTCAGATATTCTGGAAGCCATCCAAGGTGAGTTGGATAAAATTGCTTTGCATAAAGATAGGCTGGAGATTTTAAACCTGACCAAGGGAGTCGAGAAAGATGCCGAAGTTTAAGATAGCCGCCACGATGGACGTGGGCTACGAGCTAATCGTCGAAGCTGATAACGAAGCTGAAGCATGGCAGATGGCTGAAGACAATGATGCCGACTGGCTGCAAGTCAACGAAGGTCACGACTGGACGCTGGAAGCTGTATGGGAGATTGACGATGATAATTCTTGAATTAACTCGCGTGTGCAGGAGTTCAGGACGCGAAGATGGTAAGGTTTTACTGACAGGCGATACGTTTTGTGTCAGTCAATCATCGCACCGCTGGGGCACGTTTGAACGCGACATATGTATCGTGGACAATGGCACACATAACAATGGTGGTTACTGGGTGGCTGATTCGTATGACGATATTTGCGAAAGTATTAAATACCAAGATTTGCTTGTACAGAAACTGAGAGGGGCAAGGAATGAGTAACAGAGTACCGACGTTCGAGGAGATAAGGGAAGCGTTGAAGCTGCCCTTGGAAATAACTGTCCGGCATGACGCTATGGGCAGGGTCATCAAGAAGAATAATTATTCTGATGTGAAGAAAGTGAAGAAGACAAACCCGAAGGGAGCAAAGTAATGTCTAACGGTAAGAGAGTAACAAGGGATATGCGTATCAAGTTTCTGGATATGCATAACAAGTTGAAGGCTATGTGTAACATGATCGAAGAGACTTCAGACTGCAATTTGTCTGACGTTAGGAATCTGCGTGAAGCTGTTTGCACGTTGCATAACGAATTCAATTTTGCACCAGCTAGTCAACAGTCGTATTATTGGGGTGAGTGGGTGTTGAAAGAGGACGTTAAGGAAGAAGAGGAGGTCGAAGAGCATGGGTAGAATGAAGCAAATGGCGTTGGAACTTGAAGAGCAATTCATGGAAAAAATGCTTGAGGTCGCAGACCGAAGTGAAACTTATCTTAGTTTCACTTCGGAGATGGAAGGTCACATGGACATGGTCAGTCATTTAAATCTATCTGACGTACATGACATGATGGCAGAGACATGGGGCGAAGTCCAAGAGACCGCAGGTAAAGAAGCCTACGGTGGCGTGGAGGTCTATGATGGTGATTGAGGCTGGCGATGGCAGTTGGCAAAAGCGGTTGGACGCAGGCCAGTGTCCGAAGTGCCGCCATAAACTGGAGTCTTACACTGTGTTAAGCGGTGTAAGACAGGGCACACAACTATTGAAGTGTCCTTTATGTAAGCTAGAAATAATCCAAAAAGATCCGAAGGAGGTCACAATGTTGGAAACCAAACTGATGCCAAGCGAAGAAGATTTTTGCGCTACACCGAAAAAGATGTATTGGTCTGATGCGGTGAGTATAATAGAAGATGTGATCGAAGGCTGGTTGAACGATCCAGAGCCAGTGGATAAGGACACGGAAGCAGAGGTGCGAGAAGCATGGAAAAGAATTTTGCAGGGATGAACCGAATCATTCGTATCCTCGATGAGGAACTTACAGAACAAATGTCTGCGGGTTTATATCGTGAAGCGGAGAAAACCAGAAAGCGATTGGAGACTTACATTGACATGAGGAATAAGGCTCATATCATAAGGAGTAAAGTAGATGAAAAGGATTTTCTCGATGACTGATGACAACAGTAATGACAACGTGGTTTATTTAAACCAACGGGTAAAGCTATCCGCAGACCCAGTTTCTACGGTGTGTGAGTTCGCAGGTAAGATACTTACGGATGCTATAATTGTGGGTCAAAGCAAGGACGGTACAACAAAGATGATGACCACTATTGAGGATGTAGCGGACATTGTGTGGTATCTCGAGACTGCAAAACATTCGCTGTTATCTGGCGGACTTGAAGAGTCGGATGAACAGCAGTAATTCTAATTGCGGGGGCAAGAGGATGATTTCTAATTTAAAACTGCACAAGCACAAATTTACTTGTGATGTAGACAAGGACTTCGACACAATAAACTGGAGTCCGATAGACTTTGGCGTTCAAGAAGAGCCGTACAGAGGATGGTACAAATTAAATACGAACGAAGAGTCTTACCCTGCGAAGCGAGGGGAAAGTTTGAACGGGAAGATAGTCAGGGCTGAAGTGGAGAGAAGCCCTGCAATAGGTAAAATTCAAAGGGGCAGACCGCTCAAGGGGCAAAAGAAAACAAATGGAATTCAAGTACAAAACCAAACCGTATGAGCACCAGCGCATTGCGCTCGAGCGTTCATATAACAAAGTTAACTACGGCTATTTTATGGAGATGGGTTGTGGAAAGTCTAAAGTTCTCATCGACAACATGGCGTGGCTATATGAACAAAAGAAGATTGACACAGCCGTCATCGTTGCACCCAAAGGTGTGTATCGTAACTGGCAGATATCTGAAATACCTGCTCATCTACGAGAGGACATTGAACACGAGGTATATGTTTGGAATCCGAACCCAAACAAGAATCAAAAGAAGCACCTCGAGGAAGGTGTTACGGAGCGTAAAAAGCTCCGCATTCTCCTCATCAATGTCGAAGGTTTTGCAACAACCAAAGTACGAAAGTACATGGAGATGTTCGTTCGCGGATCGTCGTTTCTACTTGCGGTTGATGAGTCAACGACTATTAAAAACCCGAAAGCCAAGAGGACTAAAGCTCTGGTTGCAATTGGTAAAAGTGCATCGTTTCGCCGTATACTCACTGGATCGCCCGTTACAAAATCACCGATGGATTTATACTCGCAATGCGGATTTATGGATACCGAACTCTTGGGACATGACTCCTACTATTCGTTTCAAGGAAGGTACGCCATCGTCAGAACTCAACGGATGGGCAGCCACAGCTTTCAGCAAATCGTGGGATACAGAAATCTTGACGAACTTTCTACCAAACTGGATAGTTTCTCGTATCGCGTAACGAAGGAAGAAGCACTCGATCTTCCGGCGAAGGTGTATACCATACGCCATGTCAGCCTGACGGACGAACAGATCAAGCACTACATGTCACTGAAGAACGCAGCTATTGCTTTGCTAGAGGATGGTGAGATGGTAACTGCACCGTCAGTTATGACGCAACTGCTCCGGCTACAACAGGTGTTGTGTGGTCATGTAATGAGTGATGATAAGGAACTGGTGGAATTCAAAACCAATCGCATCACTGCACTGATGGAGACCATCGAGGAGATGTCTGGCAAGGTGATCATATGGTCGAGGTTCAGGTACGATATAAGAAACATCGAAGCTGCATTGTCCAAGGTTCACGGTTCGAGCTCCACTGTCAGTTATTTTGGGGACACCTCTGATGAGGACAGGCAGAAAGCGATTCAGGATTTCCAGTTTGGAGATGCAAGATTTTTTGTGGCTAACCCTCAGACCGCAGGCTATGGCCTGACGCTGACCGCAGCGACTAACGTGATCTACTATGCAAACGACTTCAACCTCGAGACCCGGGTACAGTCAGAGGACCGATGTCATCGTATCGGGCAGAACCACAGCGTTACCTATGTAGACTTTGTATCGAAGGGTACAGTGGATGAGCACATAGTTAAATCTCTTCGGGCTAAGATTGATCTGTCAGCAAAGACGCTGGGTGAGGAAGCAAGGCAGTGGCTCGAGTTATCACCGAAGAGGGGTGGGTGATGGCTAACCGCAGGAAGAAAGTGGGTGATGGCCCTGATACAAACATAGCTATTGGCAAAAGATCAGAGTTGATTGCTGCTAGTTATTTCATATCAAAGGGCTGTCACGTTTACTATCAGGTAATGGAGCAAGGCCCTGTTGATCTGGTCGTACTAGATAAGTCAGGCGAGTGGCATTACTTCGATGTCAAGACTGTGTCGAGAAGAAAGGACGAGTCGATCATATCTCGAACACTGACTGATCTTCAGAGACAGATAGGGGTGCAACTGGTTTATGTAGATCTCGAAACAGGTGAGGTGCACAAGTATCCACATCAATTCTCGAGGGTTACCCCGCCTCAATTTTCTGAGCGAAACGCTGGGAACCGCAGGTTTAATGGGGAAATACCTGCGAAACTAGATGAAGTTATAAAAAATAGTTGACGATTTATACGTTCTATATGATAAGAGTTAAGAAGGAGTAAGCTATGGCTAAAAGTAAATCTAATAAAGTTTGGAAAACAGTGGCTATTGATAAGACTGTTTATGAAGCTTTGAAACAGATGGCAGAACAAGAAGATAGAAGTGTTAGCGGACAGCTTGCACATCTGGTCAAGGTAGCTAGAAAAGAAGCTGCTTGACAACTGAAGGTGATGCGTCGTATCACCTTCATCCAACCCGAAGGGGTTAAACTTTAACGAAGGAGTAGAAAGATGGGCGATATATTCTCGCTAATAGATGAGGAAGTCGATGCCAATAAGTTCGACAAGGTAAGCGGAGAAAAGGGCAGTGCGCTGTCTACTCTCATCCGTGAGTCTATGAAGATCGATGAAGACATTGCAACAACAGAGCAGTATCTGAAGGATCTTAAATTCAAAAAAAGAAAAGTAAACGAAGAGGACATTCCCGCTCTTATGCAAGAGATGGGCATGGACAGTATTACCGTGGATGGTAATAAGGTTGCCTTACGTCAGTTTGTTCATGCTCGAATAGCGGAAGACAAACGAGACGAAGCTTTCCAGTGGCTACGTTCCATTGGTGAGGGAGACTTAATTAAACATGATGTAACTGTTTCATTCAAAGCTGGACAGGACAATGTTGCCGGATCCGTAGTCGCGGATCTCGAGGAGCAGGGTTTGGATCCAGCCCAGAAGACGCATGTACACCCACAAACTTTGAAGGCTTGGGTGAAGGGGCGTATTGAATCAGGAAAAGAGATCGACTTTGACACGTTCGGTGTTTTTGTCGGAACCGAAGCCAAGATATCGAGGAGTTAGAGATGGCTGATACAGCAGTAGCAGAAGCAAAGACCACAGCAGTGGCAAATATCATGGACGATCTGTTCGCAAGCGCAGGTCAGGGCATGGAAACAATTGGTGCAGACGATATGCAGATTCCGTTCTTACGAATTTTGCAGCCCCTGTCACCACAACTTCTGAAGACAGACCCCAAGTTTATAAAGGGTGCGTCGGCAGGAGATATTTTCAACACAGTAACTGGTCAGTATTGGGAAGC